CGCGTTTCCACGTGCGATGTTTTTTCTCGCTGCGCCCGCTCCCTGATATCGGAACAGCGGCAGCACTTAATGAAACAACACCATTCCATGACACATCGTCAATTTCAAATATTCCAAAATCAAATGAGCGATCATCACCATTACGATCCCAATCAAATACAGATATAGACGCGTGGAGATTTTCACCTCGCATCGGAAACATGTCACCCAACCAGAGCATATCGCGGTCAGACAATGATACCCTCAAATCATCCGTTTGGTCATAATTGTCGCTATATGTGAAATCCAGCAATTGACTTTGAATCGGCAATCCTCGGTATATTAGCTCCGCAACTGCGCGCCTTGCCATCGCCATAATATGTCACGCTCCCCTTTGCCTAACCGGCCCGCCAAGGAGGCCAAGACACACCGACATCCCTTGTAATTTCCGGGATCGTTAATATGCAGTTTGCCGAAAAAATTACAACAGTGCGATACTTGGGGTTTGCGTCAACGAGAATATGCATATAAAATTCATTGCCATATACTTGACGCGCAATGCTGTCCCACATATCGCCCTGCGTTGTGCGGTAGCACATATTATTTGCACTACGCATTTGCCACCCTCTTCATCCTGTATTCTTCATCGCGCATGACTTGTATAACCATATGTCTGAGCCTTGCTTCACCTTCGCTGTCGCGCTGCTTAAGTAATGCCATTAAATCATCCATGTTTGTCGACCCGCTATTTTCAATATGGTAGACCGGATTATAATTAATGGACACTTCCCCACCTTGTGCGCCAACGACCTCACTCATGCGCTGCATTGAGCTTAGTGGTGTGGATGCAGTCTGCTCATCATTGCCGCCAAATAAGTTCGGATAATTACTCAGGCTGCGCTGCACTTTATATGCTTTTGATTTTTCCGGCAGTGAAAATATACCGGATCCACCACCGCGCTTTTTGGGCTTTGGAGCTTTTGCCGCCGCAGAAAATACAGACATCTTGCTAATGCCATAACTTCCAATCCATTTAAATGCTTTTTCAACTTCACCGGACTTGGCATAAATGCCGCTTGTATAACCATCGACGGTGTATCCACCAAACGGTCTCATTCGGCGGGACGGGGAATATATCCCCATTGCCCCGGCAAAAGCAGTAACACCTCTGTTTGCCGCCTCAACCATCGCGCGTTCAATATTGATCGTGCCGTCAACAATGCCATCCGCGACACCAAGCGCAATATTGTAACCGGCATCATCGAATCCGGCGCTTTGTATTGATTCGGAAAACACCGCGAACCCAGCATTCACTTTATCAATCAATGCGTATTCCATTGCTTTGTTTTCCAGTATGGCGGCCGCCACATGATCAATCAACTCTTCAGCGGAATTTGCAACGCCTAATGGATCCAACTCACGCTGCATGGACTCAACCGCTACACGAGTGGAATCAGCAAATGCATAATTTAATGCTTCCAGCTCTTCGTAGGATGCATGTACGAGTCCGCGAACAGTCGCTGCTGCTTCCGGTCCGGCTTTACGCAGTTGTTCAATTAACCCCTCATCCAATCCACGTTCAGCAAGATCAGCCATGTTTTTGCTCCACTCTTCGATCGTGGCTGCATTTGACAAGAGATTGTGTGTTAGCTCTGCCACTGAGATGGCGGCGTCTTCCGTCACAACTCTAAATGCATTCGTGGTTAATCGCTTGTAATTTTCAAAAGCTGAATTCATGCGATCGAGTGCGTCAGATTGCGCACGCTCCCACTTTTCAGCTTGTTTTGCTTGATATTCCATTTCCGCTGTGGCTGCCGCCATAGCTGCCGCCGCGGCCTGCTGTTGTCGCTCAAGATCTGCCAACACATCTGCATGCACGGCAATTCCTGCCGCCAGGTCAGCTTGTTTGCGCCTGTTCGCTTCCATTGCATAAATGTATGCGGTTTCGGCAGCGCGAAGATTAACCAATGCATTTTGTAATGTGCGCATATCTGCGCGCCTACGGTTTGAATTTTCAGCCAGTTTTGTCTCAATGGCATCAATTGCAGACTGAGTGTCCTGCAATCCCAGCCCCAGCTCCGTGTACTCATAACTTAGCCTGTTGACTTCGCGCCGATGCAGGCTATATATGCGCGTTGCATGCTCAATGCAATTCGCCAAGTGCTCATACTGTGCGGATCGCGCTTCAAGCACGCGTGCTTCATGGTTAAATGCATAAATCGCATTTGCGGACGCTTGCGCTAACGCCTCTTGCCGTTCAGCCAACCGCTCAGCCTCATCGCCGAGTGCGCGATATTCATCACCAACACTTCTGACCCATCGCACAAGCAAGACAATGCCGGCAACAAGCGCTGTCACCCCAAGCAATATCCATCCAAAAACAGGGATTGCCATTATTGCCTTCGACATCACTTTGAAAGCAGTGGTTAGTCCTTTTGTTCCAAGCGACAAAGCGCCTTTTGCTATTGTCGACAGCTTCATGGCAAGCGTTTGTCCTTTTAATGTTGCAACCGAAGTCGCTTGCGCTTTAAGTAATAATGCGTAGGTTTTTCCGAGCCTCGTTGTTGCCAATGCATTTGCTTTCTTTGATACGGTGCCGGCATCAAGCGCGGTGGTGTTTAGCACTCTTGCTCTTGTTTGCTGCTTTTCAGCAAGCGTTGCATACCGAACGGCTTTTGAAGATTTAACAGTAGCAACTGTTCTCAGATGCTCAGCCTGCTTGATCGCTGTGGTTGTTTTTGCGCTCGCAACACCAGCCGTGGCTTTAAGCATCTCTGCTTTTTCAGCAGCCTTTACCGCCGCGGTTTCCGCTGCTTGAGCTGCTTTCCGCGCAGCCGATGCTTTTTTCGCTGTCGAGGTGGCCAACGCGTTGAGCTTTGTTGACTTTGTATTTAAGTCTTGCGCAACCCGCGCCAATTCAGTTGCTGTTTTTACTGCTTTTAAGGTGTCACGGAATTGCGTATACGCCGCAACCGCACCACCAACAAATTTAATGATTTTACCGGTCACCATTAGAACCGGCCCTGCTGCCGCGGCAACCAGCGCAAGACCAATAATAATACGCTGCGTACCCTCATCAAGACTTGCGAAGCGTGCAATCCATGCACCGACAAACTCAACAAAGCGCGTTGCATGCGGCAGCAGATGATCACTAATCTGCAGCATTATTTCTTCAAGAGCCGCATGCAATTGCTGTGCTGTGCCGGCCATTCCCGCTGACATTTTTGCTGCCTTATCAAATGCAACGCCGGTCCCGGCTGCGGCATCTGTTGCGCCATACAAACCAGGGATGACTCTGTTTTGAATTACTTCTGCATTGCGGATAAATTCAAACCACGCCGCTTGTTGCGATTGATTCAAATTGTCAAGCTTAAATCGACCAACTTCACACTGATCAGCATAATCACGCATGGCAATGGCAACATCAAACATAACATCTTCACTTGCACGCATGCGTCCGTTTGCATCATACAACGAAACTCCAAATCGCTCAGTGGCTGCGGCGGCAATATTCCCACCGAGCGCAAAATCCGACATGATTGTGCCCATGCCGGTATAGAGCGCGGCTCCACGCACACCAACTTGATAAAGCTTCGTCATGATGCCAACATTGGTTTGAACAGATGATCCCATCTGTTCAAATGCAGGGGTCATCCTGAACATGTAGTTCTGCATATCGGATAGCCCCATGCCGGTGTTTAAGATCCCTTGTGTGAATAAATTAATATACTTTTCAGATTTTGCCGCATCAGCTCCAATTTTAAGTAAATAATTACTTAAAAAGTAAGCCGTTTGCCCCAAGTCGTTTCCGGTGGCAGTTGCCATCACCATTGATGATCGCATCAATGCAGTGCCGGTAGCCGCATCTTGCCCTGCCACAGCAACACCGCTATATGCTTGTGCAATATTTCGCGCAGTGAAGTTGCCGTAATCTCCTGACAGTGCCATGTTTCTAATGGATGCACTAAACTTTTCAACTTCATCAACCGCCATACCTGTGCGAGATTGTATCCCGCCAAGCATGGTTTCATAGTCCGTACCCACAGCTATCGCAGCAGCACCCACGGCCATTAATGGCATGGTGAGGCCAAGTGTGAGGCTTTTTCCTGTCGCGCCGACTTTATTTCCAAGTGACTCGAATTTATTCTCAGCCTCGGTGAGGGTTTTTCCGAAGCCATTGTTCATCATCGCATCAAGTTGAAATGCAATTTTAAATATTTTTGCAGATGGAACAGGCACAATAAACCCTCCTTCTCATCATCATTTATTTCGTGAATTTTCAATTGCTCGATTTCGCTCTTCAACATAATCGGCATATATCTCAAATTCATCTTTCAACTCCGACAGAGGGAGGGATTTATAATATTGCGTGCTGTTGTTCGTTCCAACGGCCAATGACATAATATTTCGATTGATGTCTTTAATATCTTTTTTTACTCTATCCAGGATCGGGGTTAGACTTTCTTCGTTGGCTTCAGGCTCGAGGTCGATGTTTCTCCATTCGACGATTGATCCTTGTCGCTCTCTTCCGTCTCCGCCTCCGAATCCCCACCCAGCAAAAAATTCTGAGCAATCATACACACCTGTGTGTAGTCTTTTGCACTGAACGTTCGAATAAACGACACCGGATAACCACAAGCAATAGCTGCTACGCTTTGTTGGTATTTTTTCGAGAATTCGGGGATTGTAAGTGTCTCACCCTTTTGCAAAAACGTGCGCGCTATGCGCTCGGCTTTCTCAAGATCCGCAACAGACAAGCCGTCAAAATCAAATTCAAGCTCTTTTATTTCCGAATCGCCGTGTTGTAACGGCTTACTTAAAACATAGCGTTCCATTTTATCCTCCTAAACCCTTCCAAGATTCCTTCGGACATCTTGGAGGTAATCAATACCGCCGATAGTACAAACAAGGTTGAGCTTATCAATTTCAACTTCCACAATATCATCAATGATGACTTGCAAATAAGTAACCTCAAACTCATTGCCGGGACCCATCTGCGATGCCACACTAAGAGATCCAAGTGGTCCTGATTTTGGTATGCCGACGATAACTACTCTGATGGCGCGGCTTATAAACGAACCCGATCCTTCATCAAAATGCTGCACACTCCCCCGGAAATCAAAGCTGTGTGCCTTTGGCGCGTGTAGTCGTATATTGTTGCCGCTTAAAGTACGCATATTGATGTTTACTGTCAGAGATGAAAAATGACCAATTGTCGGAGAATCGATTTCGCCGGCAATTCCAGCGCCCGACATTGAATCGGTCATGTAACTTAACGTTGGCAGCGTAACATCAACAACCGCATCAATAGAGGCTCCATCTTCATAAACCTGAAAATTTATTAACTTATCCGGAATACTCATATCTGCACCCTCCTACTCAAACAAAAGACCCAAATAGCTTGGGTCGTATTGTAAAATAAATTCTCCCTCTTCCCATGGGGGCGGAGGTGTGATTCTTACGCGGAAGCGTTTTATCCCATCCATCAAATCAGTCAATGGATTGTCGTCTTCTTGCAACGGTTCAATTCTGCCCCCGAGAATGAATCCGCTGGCCCTGAGACCGTTTAGCCACATATTTGCACTGTCTATGACGGTATCCCTAAGCCGAGGGTTCATTGGATCATCGATACGACTAAAGAATGTCAGGACCAGCGTGTTGCCAATCCAGTCGAACATGCGTCTTATTGGAATAAATGCATCCTTAGGATCTGTTGTCCCCGGAAATGCACCGGTACGATTACCCCATGCAACCCACCCATTGGTGAAGTTGATGGCTGTAACAATTCCCTGTGCCGCCAAAAATGATCCTTTTTGATTATCGAGGATTAATTCATCCCCGCCTTCAATGCAAATGCCATTTATTTGCAAGTTGTTGTTTGATGGCGATTCATACGGAACGCCACGGTTTGAATGGTCGGTTTGTCCAATGAGCCCTGCAATCTGCGTAGAATAATAATATTCTTGGTTGCCAAACCTAAGCATTGGGTATAAGTTGATTTGGCGCGAAGAAACATATCCATTATTATTCTTCCACTCAGGCACTTCTTGTGGCAGATGAGGAATCATTTCACCTTGATCATCGAGGGTCATGGTTGGGATATCATTGACGCAAATACAACGGAAGTGTCCGTTGATGTTCGACGCCTTTGTCTCCATAACCGCGGCGACAACCGGATTTCCGGACCATTTTGGCGCAACGAGTTGTCCCGGAACCAATCTAAAACGCGGGAATATGTCATCAATGATCTCGAGACCCATATTCCTACCGGATACCGGATCGGTTCCGCCTAGAATGTCATACTCATCAACCAATTCCGGCGCGAGCCTTGTAAACGAAACGCTGACCGTATCGACATCACCAATGCCACCGGCAACATCAGGGATGACATTGATTGTTACGAGGCCATCACGATTAAATGCCAAGCTGTAATGGGTATCTTCATCGTATCCGGCAACTTCTACCGAATCAATTAGGACGCCATCAACAGGAATCACACCTGCGTACTGGCTCAAAGCAACTTCAACA